TGCGTGGAGTACGTGCCGAACCAGGGACCGAACCGGCGCTGGCGCACCGACCCGCACGGCCGCCACCTTGGCCGCTCGGACCTTGACGGGGTCGAGCAGCTCATGGACGCCCTCGATGAGGTCCACACCTCGTGGATGCGGGACGTCCGGTTGGGCAAGTCGCGGCTGATGATCGCGAAGTCCCTCCTCGAGAACGCCGGCACCGGCCAGGGCGCCGCGTTCAACGCGGAGCAGGAAGCCTACGCCTCCATGAACATGCTCGCCGGGGCCGACTCGAAGCTCTCCGACCAGATCGAACAGGTCCAGTTCAACATCCGGGTCGCCGAACACAAGGAAACCGCCCAGCAACTCGTGGAGGACATCCTCCAGATGGCCGGGTACTCCATGCAGACGTTCGGCGTCGGAGACACCGGCACGGTGCGCACGGCCACGGAGATCGAATCCAAGGAACGCCGGTCCCTGATGACCCGGGACCGGAAGATCCGCTCGTGGAAGCCGGCCATCGCGAGGATCATCACGAAGCTCCTCGCCGTGGACGCCGCGTTCTTCAACCAGCCCAACGTCGTCGATGACCTCGATGTGCTGTTCGCCGACAACGTCCAGCAGACCCAGCTGTCCCTGGCACAGACGGCGCAGGCGCTGTACGCGGCGCAGTCGGCGTCGGTGAAGGTCCGTGTCACGATGCTTCACCCCGACTGGGATGAGGACGCCATCGATGAGGAAGTGGCCCTGATTCAGGCCGAGAACGGGCTGCTCGTCCCGGACCCGACGGCGTCCCCCGAGTTCGAAACGATGGTGGAAGGCGGTGGCGCTGGTGGTGCTGTGGCCGGGAACAAGCTTGCCCCGCTCAAACCCAAGGTGCGCGGCTTCCACGGCCAGTTCGGCGGGTAACCGGTGACCGTCCCGGCGGCGGAACCCACCAACGCCACCACCCAGGCGACGCTGGCGTCCGCGGTCATCGTCCTGTACACGGACGCGGAGTCGGACCTGATCGCCACGATGGCGGCGATCGCCCGGACCGGCGCCCCGGACATGCTCCCCCGGATGCGTGTCGCGGCCCGGGAAGCGGCAGCGGCGTTGCAGGCCACGGCTGGCCCGCTGGTGGAGCAGATGACGGCGCAGGCCGCACAGGCCGGTTCCGCTGCGGCGTCTGCCGAGCTGCGTGCGGTCACGAGCGCATCGGCACGGTTGGAGGCCATGTTCTCCACCCCCGGCCTTGGCGCTGTGGATCATGGGGTGCTGTCGGCGCAGATGATCGCGCAGGACCTGCGCTCCTCCCTGGACGCGGTGTCCCTGCGGATCACCCGGTTCGCGGACGACGCCTACCGCGCCGCGACCGCGTCCGCAGCCACCGAACAGGTCCTCGGTGCGACCCCCGCCGAAGCGCAAGCCCAGGCGTGGCGGGAACTGACCGCCAAAGGCGTCACCGGATTCGTGGACAAGGCAGGGAAGCACTGGACCCTCTCCGCCTACGTGGAGATGGCCACCCGCACCGCCGCACTGCGGGCCTACAACGCCTCCCACGAGGCACGGCTGCTGGCCATGGGCGTCACCTACTTCACCGTCTCCGACACGGGCCGGCCGTGCCCGCTGTGCCTGCCCTGGCAGGGCCGGGTGCTGTCGGCCGGCGGCGCCAGTGAGGTCACGACGTGGGCCGCTGACCGGGACGAACACGTGACGTTCCGGGTTGACGCCACCGTGGCCGAAGCGCGGGAAGCGGGCCTGTTCCACCCCATGTGCAAGCACACCCTCACCGCCTACCTGCCCGGCGTGACCCGCCTGTCCGCCGTGTCCTCATGGACGGACGCCGACGAACGACGCTACCGGGCCACCCAGCGCCTGCGGGCACTGGAACGGCAGGTGCGGGCCGCGAAGCACCAGGCCATCGGCGCGCTGACCGAGCTGGAACGCAAACGCGCCGAACGCCTCGTCAGGGCCGGGCAGGCCCGCATCCGGAACCACCTCGCGCAGACCGGACTGATCCGCCGTCCACGCCGCGAACAACTCGACCTAGGCAACAAATAACCACTCTCACAAACCGTCCCGGGAGGACACCATGAGCAAGCGCACCATCCACAGCATCGACCCCTACGCCCCTGGCGGCATCGATGCACTACTGGCCCACCATCGGCTGACCTTCGGGGATGCGGTTATGGAGGACGGCGGCGAGCCGCCTGCTACGCCGCCAGCCGACCCGGGCACGCCTCCGCCCGCCGATCCCCCCGCGGGTGCCCCGGCAGTCCCGCCTGCAGATCCGCCGGCAGCACCCCCGGCGCCTGCCGTATGGGATGACCCGGCAGCGGCAAGGGCGGAGATCGAGAAGCTCCGCAAGCAGAACGGCGACGAGCGGATCAACGCGAAGAAAGAGGCCGCCGAGGCCGCCCGCAACGAACTGCTGCAGAAGCTCGGGCTCACCAAAGAAGGCGAACCCCAGCCCGACCCTGCCAAGCTCGCCGCCGACCTCGCCGCCGAACGCGAAGCCAAGGCCAACACCGCCCGGGAGCTCGCGATCTTCAAGGCGGCAGGCGCGGCCGGTGCGGACCCGGCGAAACTGCTGGACTCCAACTCCTTCATGACTTCCGTCCAGGGGCTGGACCCCACGGACGGGGAAGCGGTCGCCGCAGCTATCACGGCAGCGGTCACCGCGAACCAATCACTCAAGGCGGCCCGGGCGGCTGGCGCGAGCGGCATCGAGCAGACCGGCGGGTCCGGCGAGCAAGGCCAAATCACCGAGCAGCAGCTCAAAACCATGACACCCGATCAGATAGTCGCAGCCCAGGCAAAGGGCCTGCTGCGGAACCTGCTCGGATAACCCGAAAGGCAAGCAATGTCCATTGTGAACTTCCGCCCGGAGATCTGGTCCGCCAACCTCCTGGTCGCCACCCGCAAGGTCCTCACCTACGGCAACTGCATCAACCGCGACTACGAGGGCGAGATCAGCGCCGCGGGCGACACGGTGCGCATCACCTCCATCGGCCGGCCGACGATCAGCACCTACGTGCCGAACGTCACCAAGATCACCCCCGAGCAGGTCAACGACGCGCAGCGCACCCTGGTCGTGGACCAGTCGAAGATGTTCGCGTTCGCCGTGGACGACGTCGACGCCCGCCAGGCAAAGGGCAACGTCATCCCCCAGTCGATGAACGAGGCCGCCTACGGCTTCGCCGATGTCATCGACCAGTACATCGCGAACACGATGTACACCGGCATCCAGTCCGCGAACCAGGCCGGGTCGATCACCATCGCGGCGAACACCCCGACCGACTTCTACGACAAGGTCCTCGTGCCGTTGAAGATCAAGCTCGACCTCGCCAACGTCCCCACCGAGGGCCGCTGGATCAACGTCCGCCCCGAAGCGCACGGCGCCCTGCTCCGTGACGCCCGCTTCGTGAAGGTCAACGAGTCCGGCACGTCCGAGGGCCTGCGCAACGGCCACGTCGGCCGGGCCGCCGGGTTCGACATCCAGGTCACGAACAACGCCCCGAACACCACGGGTTCCGAGTACGTGACCATCGCCGGCACGAACGCTGCGTACACCTTCGCCGAGCAGATCAACAAGGTGGAGGCCTACCGGCCGCAGGATTCGTTCTCCGACGCCGTCAAGGGCCTTGTCCTGTACGGCGGCAAGCTCGTCCGCCCCGACTTCCTGGCAAGCGCGCTTGTCACCGTCTCCTAACCGAAAGGTCACTGAACCATGGCACGCACCGCTGTAGCAGTAACCGACCTGACCGCCGCAACTTCGGTCGCGGACCCGGCAGGCACCACCGCCGACCCGACCAACGGCCACACCATCACCGGGGCACGCCCCGAGGTGCTGGCCGTCCGGGTGAAGAACACCACGGGCGGTGCCCTGAACGCGATCCTGCGCGCAGGCACCTTCCCCCTGGCCGAGTCGTCCGGGCAGGGTGATCTGACCGTCTCGGTCGGCGCCGGTGCCACGGTCTTCATCAGCCCGTCCGAGTCGGCCCGCTTCCTGCAGAACGACGGCTCGATCAGCCTGGACCTGCAGGCCGGCTTCACGGGCACGGTCACCGCGTTCAAGGTGAACCGCCGCTGATGGCCGAGACCATCCACATCCTCGGCGAGGGCGGGACCGTTTTCGAACTGTCCCTGCCCTTGCACGAGACGATCACTGACCGGCTCGCCTCAGGACACCTGCGGCGGGTACAGGCTGACGGGACCCCCTATGTGGAGTCCGACCGGCCTGACGGTGTCCCGTCCCTCCCCGAGTCGAGGCCCGCGTTGAACGCGGTCAAGGCTGAATGGGTGGGCTGGGCTGTTGTCCAGGGTTTGAAGCCGGATGAGGCTGAGGCGCTCACGAAGCAGGACCTCATCGAGCGGTTCGGCATCACGTCCGAGCCCGAGAAGTCCGCCGAGGACAAGTCTGACGACGGCAAGCCCGCAGGGGACGAGTCCGGCGCCGAAGGTACCGAAGGCGCTTCCGGGGAAACACCGGAGGCCTAGCAACAATGCGGGCGGCGCATCACTGCGCCGCCCGCACCCCCAACCTTTGAGGAGGCCAGTATGGCAGGACTGTTTGGTAATTTCGTGGTCCCTGACCTGCTGGCCGCCCCCGCGGACCTCGCCGCATGGACGGGTGCAGACGCCCCGGGGAACGCGCTCCCGCTGCTGCGCTCGGCGACGACGCTGGTCCTGTCGGCCACGAAGGGCGCCTACTACGCCACGGACCCGGCCACCGGGCTCCCGACCGACCCCGCGGTGGTCAAGGTCCTGCAGGACGTGACGTGCATCCAGGCGGCCGCATGGGCCGCTCTCGGCATTGACCCGCTCACCGGCGGCGTCGCCGTCGAAGGCGTCGAATCCCAGACAGGGATCGGCTCGGCCCGGGTCACGTACGCGGACGCCTCCCACGCTGCGGCGGCGAAGACCGCGGCGCTCACGGACCTTGTCCCCGAGGCGAAGATGAAGCTCTCCCAGAACAACCTGCTCTCGTCCAACGTGTGGGTGTACGGGTGAGGGCCCGCGGGATCAAGCGGTTCTTCGTCCACACCGTAACGGTGGAAACCTGGGAAGGGACCGGGGCCGCCGGGGACGTGTACGCCGCGCCCGTGGTGTTGAGCCCGGACAACGCGATCCCCAACGGCGTCTTCCTCGAGGGGAAGGTCCAGCTCGTCCGGGATTCCACTGGGCAGGAAGTCACGTCGAACTCCACGATCTACTGTGACGTCGCCGACGGCCCCAGGTTCACCCCCGACACGAAGGTCACCACCGCCGGCCGGACGGCCCGGGTGATCTCGCAGAACATCAACGACGCCCCAGGCCTGAACCTCCCTGACCACGCCGCGATATACCTCAAGTAGGAGTGCCATGGGTGAGACGTTCAGCATCCACCTCGACGAGGTTACCGACGCGGTCCTCGCCGCGATCCCTGCGGCCAGCTTCAAGGCCATGGCCCACGTCCACAAGGTCGCGATCAACCGCACCCCGCTGCAGGACGGCAACCTGCGCGGCTGGTCGTACGTCGAAACCACGCCCACCGGCGCGGACATCGTCTACCCCGGGCCCTACGCCCGCTACCAGCACTACGAGATCCTCCGCCACGACGTCGGCGAGCGCCTCTACCTCACCACCGCTGTCCTCTCCGAAACCCCGAAAGCGCTGGAAATCCTGGCCACAGAATTACGCAAGGTCATTGAGTAGGATGGGCGCCACATGAGCTACGAAAAAGACCTGCTCACCGGGCTCGCGCAGATGATCTCGGACTCGTCGATCGCCGTCTACAAACCGGTCGGCGCCTACCCTGCTGCCGAGAACGCCATCATCTCCGGCGACTACACCCAGTCCCCTGACCGGTGCGTGGTGCTGAACTACACCCCGGTGACGGACGCGACGATGATCCCCATGGGCCGCGGCATCCTCGAAGTGCACTGCCGCGGCGGCCAGGGTGACCCGTTCGGCGCGACCGAACCGGCCGTGGCGATCTTCGAGCTCCTCCACGGTCTGCGGAACCAGCCCTTCGGCACTGCCAACGTCATTCAGCTGCTCCGGGACCACACCGCGCCGCTGGAGCAGGACGCGTCCCGCCGGTCCAAGCGGGTCGACATCTACCTCGTGGACGTCGACGCACCACCCACGGCCAACCGTCCCGACGGCGGCACCTGGTAGCCCATAACTGAATAGCTTCACCCTTCTAGCCTCGTAGACCTCCTACGGGGCTTTTTCATTGCCCGAAACAGCCCCATAGGAGGCACCCCAATGTCAGTTTCACTGGCCCGCCGCTTCAAAGTCGACGTATCCGCCGACGGCACTACCTGGCTCCCCTTCAAGGGCATGCAGGACTTCGCCCCGAAGGAAAACGCCACCAACCAGTCCACCGCGACCTACGACAACGGCGGGTTCGACTCGTTCGAGAAGACCATGACCGCGTGGGAAGTCACCATCAAGGCCAACCGCCCCACAACGGCCGGCGTGTTCGACCCGGGCCAGGAGCTCGTCCGCCAGGCGCAGTTCCAGTTCGGTGACGCGGCCCGCGTGTACATCCGCTGGTACGACCGCAACGGCGCCTCCGGAGCGAAGACCGGCCTCGCCCTGGTCGACTGGAACCAGACGAAGACCGGCGTCGCCGACGTCGAGGAAGTCACGGCGTCCTTCAAGGGCGACGGCGTCCTCTCCGACATCGCGAACCCGTACAGCGCAGCGACGAAGCCGGTGATCGCGTCCGCGACCCCGTCAGGCGCTGCGGTTGGCACGCTGGTCCGGATCACGGGTGCGAACTTCACCGGCACCATCGCCACCAGTGGCGTGAAGTTCGGCGCGACGAACGCCACTGCCTGGGACGTGGTCTCCGACTCCCTGATCGAGGCTGTCGTCCCGACAGGCACGGCAGGCGCAGCGAACATCGTCGTCACGAACGCCGCCGGCGCCTCCACGGCGTTCACGTACGTCCGCGGAGCCTAGCCGCTCCTGATGCCGCCTGCGCCGCCCATCCCGGCGGAGCAGGGCGGCACCCAACGCCCGGGGGCGGGTTGCGTGAGAGTGGCCCGCCCCCGCACCACCCCACAACTCTCACACCCCCACTCTCACAAAGGACTCTCACCATGGCATTGCGCCCTTACGAAGAAATCGTCGGCCCCCTCATCATCCCGGCCCGCGGCAAGACCTACCCGCTCCCGGTCGTCAGCATGGCCGACGGGCTCCGGATCCACGCCTCCTACAACGGCGGCCCGGACCTGTCCCTCGACGACCTGGTCACCATCATCCTCGGGGATGCCCGCGAGCAGATGCTCGCCGACGGCGTCCCCCTGTCCGTCATCGACCGTGCCCTGTGGGCCGGGATCGCCGACTTCCAGCACGGCCGCGAAACCGCAGAGGCGGTGTGGGAAAACGGCGCCCCAAAAGCGGCGCTGGAGGAGATGGCCAGGATCCTCCAACAGGCCCCGACGACCCCACAGGCCGCGGCGACTACGACGCCGCCACTGGCCTCTGGGACTGGTACGAACGCCCCGAAGACACCGGCGCCCCGGTCACGTGGGAAGAAATCCTCTCCCACTTCCCCCTGATCGTCGCTGACTTCGCCTCCGAGTACGGGATCCGCCTCCACCGCGACCCGCCGAGCTGGGCTGAGTTCCGGGATCTGGTGCATGGGCTGCTGCAGACCGAGTCCCGGCTGTGGAGGGCGACCCGCCCCGACGACGACGAACCGACACAGCAGGGAGCGTAACCCATGAGCGGGCCCACCACGACCGGCAGTATCGATGCGAAACTCACCGTCGACGACTCCGACTTCAAGCGGGGCATGGCAGAGGCCAGGGCTGAGGCTAAGCAGGTCGGGGCGCTCGAACCGACGGTGAAGGTCGACGCTAATGTCGGGCCCGCCATCGCGAAGCTCTCCCAGGTCGCCATCGCCGAGCAGCGCCTCGAGGTCGCGACCCGGCAGGCCGCCAATACCGCCTCCACCGCCTATGTCGCTAACGAGCGGCTCCGGGCGATGCAGGAGAAGCGCGGCGCGACCGAGCTGCAGCTCATGGCCGCGACCGAGGCGTCCGCCCGGGCTGACCGGAACGCCGAGGCGTCCGAGCTGAAACTCATGGCCGCCACGAAGGCCCTCTCCGCGGCGAAAGCTGAGGAGATCCGCAAGTCCCACGAGCAGGTCATCGCGGACGAGGAGGAGTCGAAGTCGTCGGACCGGGCCATCCGGTCCAACAACCGGCGCGTCTCCGGCCTGCAGGTCCTCCTCGGCCTCGCCCCGGCCATCGTGGCCGCCGCAGCCCCTGTTGCCGGGGCGGCGGTCGGTCTCGGTGCCGCGTTCGGCGTCATGGGCGTCTCCGGCGTCCTGGCCTTTGTGGGCATCAAGCACGCCATGGAGGCCGGCGACTCCGTCGGCAACACCTACGCCGCTGGTCTGTCCTCCCTCAAGGGGAACCTGAACGACCTCGGCGGGACGTCCGCGAACGCGATGCTCTCCACGTTCAACCGGACCGTGTCCGATGTGAACGCCCGGATGCCGTTCCTGACGACCATGGTCGGTTCCGCTTCGACGGCGCTCGGGACCATGGGCAACACCGCCCTCCGCGGGGTCCTCGACGCGCTCCAGACCATGAACCCGCTGCTGCAGGCCGGGCAGTAGGAACTGTCCGGGTTCGTGACCTGGCTGTTCAGCTTCAACGGCACGAACGGGTTCACCTCGTTCATCAACTACTCCATTGAGAACCTGCCCTCGGTCATGCACCTGATCGAGAACCTCGTCATCACCGCCGGGCAGATCCTATCCGCGTACGCCCCGCTCG